CGAGGCCGCGCAGCCGATGGGCAAGCGCACCGCCGGCCTGTCCGGGCCCGGCGGTCCCTACGCGGACCCCGGCTACCAGGCCGACAAGAAACCCCGCTACCAGCTCGATACCAAGGCCCACGCCAAGGCGGCCTACTCGTACTTCTCGATGCCGAAGAACGCCAAGGCCTACACGGCGGCGCAGGTCAAGCGCATCAAGGGCCGGATCATGGCCGCGCTGAAGAAGTTCGGCGTCAAGGTCTCCGCGTCCGAGTCGTGGCTCGTCGACAGCTTCGCCATCGGCGAGGATGCCGTCGCCGAGCACTACGCCGACGACGGGGAGCGCGCGTCGTTCAACGTCTCGCTGAACAACGGCATGGTGTGCGTCACCGTGTCCTCGTACTGCGTGCCCGCCGAGGACCTGGACATCATCGCCACCGCCGCGATGTCGGGTGCCTGCTCGGCGCTCTCCGCGATGGACCCGGACATGGACGGCGACATCGACGTCGAGGGCGTGAGCTCGGCGTCCGACCCCGACCACGACGCTGGCGAGAGCACCGAAGACCCCGGCCTCACCGAGACCGCAGACCCGGCACCGGACCCGGCTGCCGTAAGCACCGAGAGTAAGGAGCCTGTCATGGCTGCAACTGCCGCGCAGGAGGCCGGGCAGGCCCTGGCCGAGGCGCAGATCCCCGTCTCCGCTGGAGACCCCGGCCCGACCGGCGTCACCACGAGCACCAACAACCTGAACGACAACGACACCAGCCGGAACGCCGAGGACGACGTCGCGGGGAACTCGTTCGAGGCGTTCCTGCAGAAGATGATCGAGGCTGTCGCCTCGCAGGCCGCCGCGGACGGGAAGATGAACCCCGCCTACGCGCAGCTGGCCGCCAAGCTGGCCGCGTCGCAGGCGCTGGGGATGTCCGGCCCGCAGGGCGCCGCGTCCGTGGCCCTGCGCGGCGCCGGGTCGGTCCCGGCCCCGCCCGTGTCCGCAGAGTCCGCGCCGAAGGAGGGCACCGTGGCCGAGACCGAGGCCCAGATGATCGAGCGGATCGTCGCCGAGCGACTGGGCACTGCGAAGCCCGCGATCGAGGAGACCGCCGAGCAGCGGATCAGCCGGCTGGTCGAGGAGCGGGTGGCGGCCGAGAAGGCCCGGCTCACCGAGTCCGGTCAGGGCCCGTCCCGCAAGGGCCTGGTCACCGGCCCCGGCGTGCAGGAGTCCGCTCCGGTCGGCGACTACTCGGAGATCCCCGAGGGCTGGCCGCAGAAGCCGCTCAGCGAGTACTCGGCCACCGAGTGGAAGACCTACGTCGAGCCGCACGTCGCGCAGTCCGTGTTCGGCAACCGCGGATCAGTCCAGCCCGCGTAGCTCCCGCCCGGCTACCGGGCCCGGCCGCCAGTCGACCTCGAACATGACCGTTTCCCCGGCCGCGGCTTCCAGCGGCTCAGGGAGCGGGATGGAGACCGGCCCTCCGGCAGCCATCGCCTCGTAGTCGAGCTGCGGCGCCAGCTGGCCGAACACGGTCAGCCGCACGCGGGTCACGCCGTCCTCGCGGGTGACGCTCTGCGCCACGCCGCCGGTGATGACCCGCCCTTCCAGTACCCGGGGCTCTAGCTCGCCGCCCATAGCCCCACGATCTCACCCCTGACCGCCAGCCGCTCCCGGCTGGTGCCCCTGGCTGCAAAGGTCGCCCAGCCCCGCCCGCACTCCCGCTGGCGGGGCTTTCGCATGCCACGGCACTAGTGAAGGGAGACGGCGATGCCGTCCGAACTCAGGGAAGCACTGAACGCCGCCACGGCGTCCGCCCTCGTCCCGAAGATCATCGATCCGCTGCTGCTCGAGTACCAGCGGCGCTACTCCCCGGTCGTCCGGGCGGTCCCGTCCGTCCGCTGGGACGCGGACCAGTACTACTACAACGAGCGCACGGCGGTAGCGCAGGGCGGCTTCACCACCGACGGCGGCGCCCGCGCGGTCAGCAACAGCACCTACGTGCAGGCCTCGTACCAGATGAAGCACCTGCAGATCGTCGGCAGCGTGACCGGCTACGCCCAGCAGGTGACGAGGCAGGTCATCGGTGACCTGCGGGCCCGTGAAATCCAGGGCTCCATCCGCGGCCTGTACTGGGACGTGGAGACCGCGATGCTGTGGGGCAACGCCGCCAGCACCGCGAACGGCGCGTTCCCGCAGTTCGACGGCCTGGACAGCCTCATCACGCAGGCGAACAGCGCGGCGTCGTTCCAGAACGTCATCAACAAGCAGAGCTCGGGGCTGCTCGCGCAGGCCACTCCGCTGTCCCTGTCCATGCTGGACGAGGTCCTGGACCTGGCGGAGACGAACTTCGCCGGGTCGATCTTCGACAACTCGTGGATGTTCATCATGAGCAACACGGCGGCGTCGAAGATCGCCCAGCTGCAGACCCCGCAGCAGCGGTACATCGGCGAGGTCACCGCGGACGTGGGCCTGGTCGTCCCGACGTACCGGGGCGTCCCGATCGTGAAGTCGTCGTTCCTCCAGGCCCGCGGCTACTCCATGTCGTCGCTGACCACGGCGACCGGCACGGGCGCGCTGCCCGGCGGCCTGTCCGGCATCACCGGCTCCCTGGCGACCGGCGCGTACAAGTACGTGGTGACCGCGGTGATCGCCCGGCAGGGCGAGATCCAGCCGTGCGCCGAGGTGTCGATCACCTCGGGCGGGTCGACCGGCTACGGCCAGCTGATCCTGTCCAGCACCCCGACCGGCCTCGACGGCTCCCAGCCGATCCTGTACAAGGTGTACAGGTCGGCGGTCGCTGGCGCGGCTGGCAGCGAGACGCTGCTCGGCTACGTCGATGCCGTGGTCGGCCTGGCCGCCGATGGCGTGACCCCGGTATACGCCACCTCGATCTACGACACCGGGGCGGCCCTGATCCCGGTCGTGGGCACCTCGGGCGCGGCCACCACCGTTCCCGGCTCGCTGAACAGCGCGTACTTCGGCACCAACGCCCAGTACACGCCGCCCACCGGCTGGAACGGCTCGGGCTCGGCCAGCGCGAACCAGCCGCTGGAGTCCATCTACCTCATCTCCCGCGACCCGGACAACGTGATCCGGCCGTACGTGCGGGAGATGGAGCCGCTCGACGTCTACCCGACCACGAGCGCGCCGGACACGCTGCCTTACGCATTGGTCGACGATACCGTCCTCGCCGTCCGGGCTCCCCGGTTCCTCGCCAAGGTGCTGAACGTCAGCACCTCGATCTAGCCGCCCTCGCGGCAACGCAGCCACCACACCAGGACGCCGCCCGGCCCTCACCGACCGGGCGGCGTCCTGCATGACCTGACACAAGGAGACCGTCATGAGCGCTGCCGCACCGCAGGGCTTCGCCAACCTCCCCGCCCCCCTCGGCCCCGGCTCAGCCGACGCCGGCGGCGCGAACATCTTCGCCTTCGGCGGCCAGATCTGGTCCCAGGACGCGCAGGGCAACCTGTGGTCGCTGAACCAGCCCCGCGGCGACTACCTCCCCGGCGACTCGAACCTGCTCGAGTGGAACTTCGACCCGGCCGGCGCGTCGTCCACAGGTGTCATCTGCGTGACGAACAAGGTGGCGCTCGCGCGGATCAACGTCCGGACGCCCATGGTCGTGACGAACGTCGTGTTCAACGTCAACACGGTCGCCTCGTCGCTGACGGCGAGCCAGAACTTCGCCGGGATCTACTCCTCGGCGGGCGCGCTGCTCGGGACCTCGGCCGCCGGGTCGCTGGACTCCAAGGTGACCTCTACCGGCGTGATCACCCAGGCGCTGGCGTCCCCCGTGTCGCTCGGCCCCGGGTTCTACTGGACCGCGCTGATGTTCAACGGGACCACGCCCCCGATCGTGGCGACTGCGCCGAACAGCCTGGTCAACGCGAACACGGGCCTGACCGCCGCGTTCTACCGGTGGGCGACCAACGGGACGGGCACGACTGCGCTGCCGGCGTCGATCACCCCGGCGTCTAACGGGGTGGGGTCGGGCGCGGTCGCCTACTGGGTGGGCGTGAGCTGATGGCGCAGGTCACCAGCGACACCCCGTCGTCGTTCCGGGGCTACCAGTGGCCGCACGCCGGGGCGGTCGTGGAGATGCCGGACGACGAGGCGGCCGAGCTGCTGGCCATCGCGGGTCCGGACGGCGGCTACACGGTGATGCCGAAGCGGGCCGCGCGGAAGGCCGTCGCCGAGCCGGCCCCGGCTGCCGGGCAGTTCTCCGAGGTCGCCCCGGAAGGCGACGTCACGGAGGCGCCGAAAGCCAAGGCCGCGCCGCCTGCCGCGAAGCCCGCAGCGAAGTAACCAGCCCCGGGCGGCGGCAGGCAGTGCGGGGCCTGCTGCTGCCCGGCCAGGACCCGCGAGGGCGGTGACCGGATGGCCGACCCCGGTACGCCGCTGTGCACCGCCGCCCAGTTCAGCACGGGCGCGTTCGCGGACCTGGCGAAGTACTACACGCAGAACACTCAGCAGCCGCTGGAAGACATCCTGCTGGAGGCCACCCGGCAGTGCGAGGAGATCGCGGACCGGCGTCTGTCCCCGTTCACGATCACGAACGAGAGCCACCGGGCCGAGGGCATCGACCCGGACGAGTATGCCGACAGCGCGAACCTCCCGATGGACCTGCAAGGGACGCTGGGCCGCTCCTACGCCTACGCCCTGGGTGCCAGCACGCTGGTCAGGCATTTCTGGCTGAACGAGTTCGCGCCGCGCTACCCGGAGATGTGGACGTACTCGAACGTCAGCATCACGATCGTCCGGTCCTACGGCGGGTCGCAGGTCATCACCCCGCAGCAGATCACCGGCCCTGACGTCGACTCGGGGCATGTCTGGTTCCAGCTCGGCACGTTCCTCCCGATCGGGAGCTACATCTACGCGGGCTACTCGGGCGGGTACACGGTGGCGGTCCCGGCCGGGCTGGTCCGGGCGTGCAAGTTCAAGACGGCGGCGAACATCGTCCGCGAGCTCAACCCTGAGAACAGCTCGCATAACCCGGACCTGCTCGAGGAGTCGGCGGAGAAGATCATGGAACGGTGGGCGCGGGCCTGACGCTCACCTGGCCCCGGCGAACTGCGCGAGCATCGCCGGGCTCATCCCCGCCGTGGCCACGACAAGCGGCGACCGCGCGGCCTGAACCCCCGGAATGTGCATGGGACAGCACCCGGTGCCCTGGAACGTGGTGGCAGCTTGGAGGACGTTCGGCATGCCGCCCCGCTCGCCCGGGCGCAGGCCCGGCGGGAGGAACGCGGCGAGGTCAAGCTGAGCGGCCTGCTGGCTGCCCGGCTGAACCCCGGCGGCGTTCGCGGCCGCTTCCATCGCCTGCTCCATCTCGGCGCGGTGCAGGTTCTCCCAGGCGATCCGGTTGACGATGCAGGTCGCGCACATGCGTTCCTGGGTGATCGTGCGGACGGGTACCTGCTGGAGCGCGGCGGCGACGGCCTGGAACAGCATCTGCGGGAGGTGCTGGCCGAGCGCCTCGGCGACGGCTTCAGCGGCGACCTTCGCGGTGCCGCCCCGGAAACCCGGCGGGACGCCGTTGCCGGTGTGGGCGGGGATCTCGGCCGAGCCCTGCGGGGGGATGCCGCCTGGCTCGGCGGGAACGATGTCGCCGGCCAGGGCCTCGGCTGCGGCCAGGTCGCGCTCGGTTTCGGCGGAGATGTCAGGGCGCTTGCGGTGCGGGTCATTTGTCATGGGCCCAAGTATCTACGACCGGCGGTGAGCGATGTCGAGCAGCGCCGACGCCGTGGCCCGCGAAACGGCCTGGCTCCAGACCACCTCAGGTGACTCGCTGCCGTTCCTCCCGGTCTCCGCTGGCGGCCCGTGGGACGTGATCGCCGCCTACACGCAGGGTGCGCAGACCCGGACCCAGGCCACAGCCATCTACGTGACCAGGGGCCGCGCCCAGCAGCACCGGGTGGCGAACCAGCGGATCCGGCCCCGCTACCCGATGCGGCTGGAGCTGCACTGGCCGGTGCGGGTGATCAGCCCCGGCTCGTCGTCGATCTCGGCCGTGGAGCAGCAGGCGTTCGATGACGCGATCGAGCTGCTCCGGCAGCGGGTCACGGGGCCGCTGGGGGACAAGACCCACGGCGGGCGGTTCTTGAGCGCGGCCGAGGTCAAGGGTGCTCCCGGGTGGGATGTCCAGTACGAGCCCGCAGCGGTGACGATCAAGGCAGACAAGGAAGTCCGCGCCACGGCGCTCTACTTCATCGACGACTTCGAGATCAACGCTTGAGCCTGCCGTCAGTCGTCTAGCGGCCCAGGACGCCGTGCATGCCGTGGGGATCGAGTCCCCAGCGGAGCTGCGCGCAAGCTCCCGAACCCGCGAGGGAATGGCCCCGGTCGCGGTAACGCCGGTTCAAATCCGGCCTGACGGCACCCTAGTTGGCCAGTCCACCTGACCTGCAGTAATGCCGCGTCTCCGCAGGTCGCGTCCCGGCCATGGCCAGCATGCCAGCGGAGGCGCGGTGACCTACTCCGTCCTTAGCTCGGACGCCAAGCTGGGCATAGCCGCTGAGCCTGCCACCGCCATCTACGAGGTCCCCACCTTCACGGTCCCGTTTACCTCGGGCACCCGCTACCGCTCCGCGATCACCCAGCTGTACGACACGACGATCCGCGCCCGCGACACCGACGTGCAAGACATCCAGCAAGGCCACTACTGGTCCGACTGGACTCTGACCGCCGAGGCTTACCCCGACTGGGCCGGGTGGCTGTTCCGCGCCATGATCGGCCCCGACCAGTTCACGCCGGGCACCGTGACGACGTTCACCCAGGCATCAGCGCCGGGAGCCTCGTCCGTCTTGCTCGCCGCCGCCCCGCCCGCTAACGCAGTCCTCCAGCTCGGCACGGGCAGCACCGCCGAGTATGTGCAGGCCGGCACCCCGACCGGGACCGGCCCCTACCTCGTCCCCGTCACGGCCCTCCAGTACGCGCACGCGGCAGGCGATCCGGCGCAGTCCCAGGCCCGGCACCTGTTCCAGCAGGACCGCACCTTCGCCACCGTGTGGCCCAGCTACAGCCTCACTACCGACGACGGGGTGGATCAGCTCGGCTGGCCCGGCTGCTTTCTCGGCCGCGTCCGCCTCCAGGTCCAGGACTCCGGGTACGCCCGGCTCGTCTCCGACTGGTCGGGGTGGCCCCCCGCCGCCGTGGCCACGTTCCCCGAGGCCCAGAGCAGCGCCCAGCCGTTCGCCGGGTGGTCGTGGGCCATCACCACCGCAGGCGGCAGCAGCACGCGGGGCGTGTCCCTGGACCTGGCCCTGACGCGGCCCTTGGACATCGTACTCACCTGCGACGGGAGCCAGGCGCCGTACGTGATCTCACCCGGCGCGATGCGCGTCAACGGCTCATACAAAGCCATCTACGACACGCCCGCGGACCTGAACCTGTACCGGCAGGCCATCCAGGAACCCGCCGTCTGGACCCTCAGCCAGCCCGCACTGACGGGCGGGGCGTCGATCGCGGTCACCCTGTCGCTGTCCGGATGGACGGCGGGCGCGGTGAGCCTGGAAGAGACTTATGTTGCCGCCTCGTACAAACTCAGCGGGATCGCGAACATGGCGGACTCGCCCAGCTACGGGGTCTCATCGGTGACGCTGGTCAACTGGTGGAACCAGTCGTATTAGCGAACGCCTCAGGGAAGCCGGTCCTGTACTTGTAGCCGCTTCCGAGCAGGCGCACAGTGCAGCAGGGGAAGGACTCTGGCCAGCGCTGGCACGCGCACCGCGTGATGATCTCGCCTAGCGGGCCCATCTCCTGGACGGGCGGGTGCGCGTCGAGCATGGCCAGCGCAGCCTCGCAGCGGGCGGCGTGATCTCGCGCCTCAAGGTAGGGGACTGCCTCAAGAGGCAGGTCGAGTTCCAGTCCTTTCGCTGTCGCACGCCACCGGCCCAGGTCGCTGCCGATCTCCGCCCGCAGCCACGCCACGGACTCCTCATCGCTGCTGCTCATGCCCGCCATTCTCCCCGGCCGGACCCAGGTCCGTACGGGGCCCCTAGTCGGCGCCCGCCGGACTGCTCCCCGGTGGGCGCTCAGAAGTTCTCTTAGGCGGCCTCAGTGCGAGCCGCAGCGTCCCCCTGGCATAAAGGACCAGGCCGCCCGCATGCTGCGCGGTCCCGCCGATCTCGAACACCGGGTGCTCCTCGTGCACGTACCCGGCTTCCTCCGCGACCCGGATCGCTTCCTGCGCTGACGCGAACATCGCCGCCCGGATCTCCGCAGGCTCGTGCTCGCCCACGGGAGTGCCCCGCAGCGGGTCGATCGGCCAGCCGAGCATCTTGGCGTACCCCTCGACCTTAGCCACGTCCGGGAAGCCGGACCGCCAGCCCAGGTTCGTGATCCAGACCAGCGGCTCGAGCAGGCGCTCCAGGTCCGCCAGCGTCTCGCTGCATCGCGTCGGTGCCCTCATGGCCGCCACCCTAGCCCCGCTTCCCCCTCGCCGCCTGGAGGCCGCATGCCCGCGTACGAATTCACAGGCCTCGTCCAGATGGTCTACCCGGAGTCCAGGGACGCCACCGGCAGGAACCTCGGCCTCGTGGACCCGGGCGACCGCAGGTTCTTCGACGACGGGCCGCCTGACCACCTGTGGGCCGAGGTGACCAGCGACCCGCCCGCAGACGACGAGGACACGGGCGGCGAGGGCGAGGCCGGGACGGCTGAGGGGGCCGCCCCGGTCCTCCAGCCCGACGCGCCCGCGGTGACCGAGTAGCAGCCCCTTCCCCGCACGTAGCTCCGCGCCCCTCCCGGCGCCATTCCTTTATGCCCGGAAAGGGGTGCTTTAGGTGCCTTTGACCATACCTTCCCTGATTTACCCGGTGTTCGAGAGCGCGCTGCTGGCCGGCCGCGAGCTGGTCATCGACACGCCCCCCTCCGCCTTTACGGGGATTCCGTGTGGCGCCTTGCAAACGAACCAGCACGTCAACTGGCTCGGCGACGAGAACCTGAGGGGCTCGAACGTCAAGACCTACTCGCTGGTCCAGGCCAACCGGTGGGCCGAGGTCACCATCCCGGCGTCGCCCGCCTACGGCGACACCCTCGGCCACGTCCTGTTCTCGATGCTCGGCGACTACACCACCATCGGCACCGCCGCCAGCCCGAACAGCACGCTCAGCGGCGGCGTGGCGGCCGGGGCCACTACCCTCACCGTGGCCAGCGGCGCCGGGTTCGCCGCGAACCAGTGGATCCAGGTCGACGTGACCTCGCTCGCCGAGGTCGTCCAGGTCCAGTCGGTCGCGACGAACACGATCACGCTGAAGGCCGCCACCCCGCTCCGGTTCTCCCACCTGACCGGCGTGGCCGTGACCAACACCACGGCGAACTACACGCACACGTTCTCCGCCATCAACCCGAACTCGTCCACCGGGAACACAAGCAGCCAGCCGCCCACCTACACGTTCCTGCACAGGAACCTCGTGGCGACCTCGGCGAACCACAACTCCGACCAGTACTCCTACTCGCGGTTCACCGACCTGAAGCTGACCGCGACCAAGGACGGCTGGTTCACCTGGGACGGCAAGTTCTCCTCGTACCTGCGGAACTACCCCAGCACGGACTACACGCCGTCGTTCACCACCGTCCCGGCGTTCCCGACCTGGCAGGCCGCCATCTCCCTGGCCGCCGGCCAGGTCTACAACGTCTCGGAGTGCAGCTTCACGATCAACCGCGAGCTGGACATCGTGACCGCCGCCGACGGCGTGCAGGACCCGTACGTGATCGCCGCCGGGCCGCTGACCGCCATGTTCGGCATCGACTATGACGCGGTTTCGGACGAGACCGCGCTGAACTACATGCTGAACAACACCCAGCCGACCCTCTCGTTCGTGCTGACGAACGGCCTGTCGTCGCCGAGCACGGTGTCCATCACGATCAACGCCCAGCTCACCGGGCACAAGGAAGCCCCCCTGAGCGCCATGAAGACGCTCTGGGGATACAAGACCACCGGCGAGCTGGTAGCCAACACCACCAACGCCGGGAACTCGGGCGGCTACAGCCCGATGCAGGCGGTCCTGGTTAACGCAATACCTTCGTATTAGTGCAGGTCAGGCCGCTTCCGTCGGCCTGGCTCATGGAGCAGGAGCAGGAATGGCAGAAAAGGTCGACCTCGGCAAAGGCGACTGGGCTGAGATCAACGACGACATCGGGTACGAGGACCGCAAGTGGTGGAGGATCAAGGTCGCCGGGGTCCGCAAGGCCGAAGCCGCCGCCCGGCCCCCGGAAGGCCAGGACACCGCGCCTGACATTTCGATGGCGGCCAACCTCGGCCTGATCGAGGAACTCACCGCCCGGCTGGTCACCGCGTCGTCGGTGCCGGGACTGGTGCCGTGGACCCCCGGGGCCGCCGAGGCGCTGTCGCACTCGCACGGCCTGGAGGCGTGCGACGCGATCGAGGACGCGGTGATCACCCAGATGAACCGGCTCAACGGCGTCGCGACCCCAAAACCGCAGACGAATGGCGATGGCTCCGGTACTGGCTCCTCGGACGGACCGCAGAGCCCCCACCCGGAGCCGACCCTGGAACCATCGATCACGCCGTCCGGATAGTCCGCGGGATCTACCATCCGCGGGGGCCGCAGGACGTGCCGCTCGAGGTGGACGACTGGCTGGGGCCGGTGTCCCGGTGCATGGCCGAGATGGACGCTGAGCGGGCGCAGCAGCCAGGGAGGCCGTGGTGAACCTCGGGGAGTTCGCGGCCGCACTGCGGGGCCTGGCCGACCGGGCCGAGTCTGAGCTGGCCTTGGAGTGCGTACGCCCGGCGGCCAGAGAGGCCCTGGCGGTCCTGCAGATGGAGACCCCGGTCAAGTCGGGCGCGCTGCGCGGGTCCGAGGTGATCCGGTCAGTGTCCGGGTCCGGGGCGTTCGCTGAGGCCATCTACGGGCCGGACATCGTGTACGACAAGTTCCGCAACGACGGCGGCACGATCACCAAGCACACGCCCGGCTCGCTGGGGACACCTGCCGTGGGCTGGTTCGGGCACTCGGTGACGCAGCGCGGATCGCACTACATGGAGCGGGGCGAGGAACTGGCCCGGCCGAACGTGGAAACGATCGTCAGGACCGTGGTCAGGGAGTTCCTGACCCTGTGACCCGCCTTTCCCTCGCTGCTGCTCTTGCCTGTGCCGGGGGGGTGAACGCGCGTGATCAACGAAGTCATCACGATCGACGCGGGTCCGGCCGTCGCCGAGCTCGACGCGCTCGCCTCGGCGGCTGAGGGTGCCGCGGCGAAGATCGACGCGGCGTTCAAGGGGATCAAGGTCCCGTCGCTGGGCGGGTCCGGTGCCGCGAACATGGCCCGGTCCATGGACGCGGCAGCGACGAAGATGTCCGCCGCGGTGGACAAGATGGAAGCCAGCTTCGCCAAGCTGAAGGCCTCTGGCGCCGAGGCGGGCGCGGCCATGGCCGACATCGGCAAGGCCGGCGCGGAGTCCGCGGCGGGGCTCGGGGACGCGGCCAAGGGCGCCAATGATGCCGCGGCGTCCTATGCCCGGCTGGGGAAGGCGTCCCGGGATTCCGCGGCCGCCGTGGACTCCGGGGCGGTCGCGGCCGGGAGGGCTTCCGGGTCGCACAGCAAGCTGAAAGAGGTCATGCTCGGCGCCGGCGTCGCCGCGGCGTACAGCATCGACAAGGCGATGAAGTTCCAGTCCCAGATGCTGCTCCTGCACACGCAGGCGGGCGTCTCGGTCAAGGACACCCAGGCCATGTCGCAGGGCGCGCTGAAGATCTCCACGCAGACCGGGCAGTCCCTGGGCGACGTGGCCGAGTCGGCGTACCACGTGGCCAGCAACATGGCGTCGATGGGCACCAGCGTCCCGAGGATGCTGGAAGCGACGAAGGTCGACGCCGAGGGCGCGTCCGTCGGCCACGCGAACATGGTGGACGTCACCAACGCCCTGACCGCTGCCATCGCGTCGGGAATCCCCGGCGTGAAGGATTACCAGCAGGCGATGGGCGCCCTGAACGCCACGGTCGGCGCGGGCGACATGTCCATGCAGGACTTGTCCGAGGCGTTCGGCACCGGCATGGTCGCCAGCGTCAAGGGCTACGGCCTGTCCCTGAAGGATGTCGGCGCGGGCCTGGCGGTCTTCGGTGACAACAACATCCGCGGGGCTAAGGCCGGCACGGACATGCGGATGGCGGTGCAGTCCCTCGCCGTCCCGGCGTCCTCGGCGAAGAAGGAACTCGCCTCCCTCGGGCTGACGACGAACTCGCTGGCGAAAGACATGCAGTCCGGCGGGCTGCTCAAGGCCCTGGATGACCTGAGCGGCAAGTTCAAGGCACACGGGATCACCGCCAAGAACGAAGGCCAGGTCATCACCGACCTGTTCGGGAAGAAGGCCGGGGTCGGCCTGTCGCTGCTGCTCGAGCAGATGGACCGGCTCAAGAGCAAGTACCCGGACATCACCGAGGGCGCGAACAAGTTCAATGCCGCGTGGAAGGCGACGCAGGCCACCCCGCAGCAGAAGTGGAAGGAGCTGACCGCCGGCCTCCAGGCCTCAGCGGCCGGGTTCGGCACGGAACTGCTGCCCGCGTTCACGAAGGTCACGGGGTTCGCCGACAGGCTCCTCGCGGACATCAACGGGTCCAAGGGCGGCGCCAAGGCCATGGCGGTCGCGTTCGGCGGGATCACCGCCCTGTTCGCCGGGAAGAAGCTCCTCGGCGGCATCGAGTCGTCCATCGGGACTCTCGGGAAGCTCGGCTCGTTCCTGAACATCCCCGGCCTGCGTAATCTCGGCACCGGCAGTGCAGACGCTGCCGCTACGGCGAACGGGAGGCTTGCCGCTTCCGCCAACGCGGCGGCTGCGGCCCTGGGCCGGGTCGCTGGCGCGGGAGACGAGGCGGCCGTCGGCGAGGCCGCGGCCGGGAAAGGCGGCGGCCTCGGCTCGGCGGCCGGCGCCAGCTCGAAGATGGGCAGCGTTCTCGGCGCCGCGGTGATGACGGCGGCCGGGGCCTGGATCGTCGGCCACCTGACTGGCGAGTTCCTGCCGAAGGCGACGAGACAGCAGCAGCAGCAGTACCGGCAGCAGGCCCCCGGCTGGCTCCAGGGGCCGACGGACTTCGTGTTCGGATCCAAGGCGCCGAGCGTGTGGGCGCACGCGCCGAAGCGCAACAGCCTCCCGGCCGCGCTGATCGGAGGTGTCCTGGGGACGAGCCTCACCCAGGCGTCCCTCTGGAAGGGCTGGTATCACGACGTCTTCGGCGGCGGGGGGCCGCAGCCGACGCTAGCGCCGCACCAGTGGCAGAGCGTCCTGGGGCCGAACGCGCCAGCGACCTACCCGGGGGGCCGCCCGTTCTACGGTGAGGTCCCGGCGGGGGTGGCGAAGCCGGTTCCCGCGGCCCGGCCCGCGGTGCCCGCTATCGAGCCCGGCGCGGCCCCGGCAATCGTGGGCCGGTTCGGTCCCTCGGCACAGCCGGTGATCAAGCCGAAGGTGGACGGCTCCGGCATCGCCGGGGCCATGGCGAACATCGCCAACGCGGTGAAGTTCAAGCCCGTCAAGCTGCCCGCTCCGGACCTGGGCGCCCTGACCGCGGCCAAGGGCAAGGCGCAGGCGGCGGCGGTCGGCATCACCCAGGCCATGGATTCGGCGATGAAGAAGCCCGCGAAGCTGCCGGCGCCGGACCTGTCCGCGGGTTCCGCCGCGGCGGGGAAAGCGCGGGGTATCGGGTCGTCCATCTCGGCGGGCCTCGCGGCGGGCATCCTGGCCGGGGAAGGCGCGGTCGTCGCGGCCGCCACCAAGGTGGCGAACGACGCCGCGGCGGCGATGGCGCACGCCGCGCAGACGCGCTCGCCGTCGAAGAAGACCATCAAGACCGGCCAGGACATCGCCGCCGGCCTCGTCGTCGGCCTCCAGGGCGGCCAGTCCGCCATCGACGCCGCAGCGACCGCCATCGGGAAGAACGCCGCCAAGGCCGCTGACATCGCCGCGATCGACGCCGCATCGAAGAAACTGCTCGGCGAGGTCCCCAAGGGCGACACGGCGCTGACCCGGATGCTGAAGGCGGACACCAAGGATCTCGAGCGGATGGCGAACACGCGGGCCAAGCTGGAGCAGGAGATCTCCGACTCCGAGCAGGTCGCCAAGTCCATGGTCTCCGGCGCGAGCATCATGAACTCGCTGAACGCGGTCAACCCGGCAGGTGCCGAGCCGATCGCCAGCGCGGCCATCGTGCAGGGACAGCAGTACCAGGCCACGTCCATGAAGCAGTTCGCCCAGTCGCTGACCAAGCTGCAGGCGATGGGCCTGAACGCGACGTCGCTGAGCCAGATCGCGCAGGCGGGCCCGGATCAGGGGCTGGGGATCGCGCAGGGCATCGCGGGCGGCGGGAAGCAGGCGGTCCGGCAGCTCAACCAGCTGCAGAAGCAGATGCAGTCCAGCGCGGCGGCCATCGGCAACGTCGCAGGTCCCGCCATGTACCAAGCGGGCAAGGACATGGGCGTCGGCCTGGCGTCCGGGCTGAAGTCCGAGCTTGGCAGCCTGGACAAGGCCATAGCGAAACTCGCCGACTCCATGGTGCACAGCGTCTCCGGGCATGCCAAGACGGCCGCGCACAAGGCGGCGAAGGCGACGGCGGGCGCGGTGGCGTCCGGGGCGTCAGCGGGCGTCTCGGCTGCGGCGGGCGGGTCTGCCGGGGCGGGGTCCCTCGGGTCAGCCGGGGCGTCCCTGTCGCACGCCGGGGCGGCCCTGTCCGCGTCGGCCGCCGCGCTGACGGCCGCGGCATCGGCGCTGCGGAAAGACGCCGCAGGGGGCACCCTCGGGGCGTCCCACGCGAGGCACCCGGTGGCGGCTGGCGGAGGGTCCGGGGGCGGGCACTACGGGACGCCTGCCTACATGCCGCCCGGAGGCGCGCAGCATGTCCACTACCACACCCACGTGAACCAGACCGTCCAGGGGAACGTGCACGCCATGACCGATCTCGTCGGCGAGGTGCAGAACGCTGTTCTGCTCAAGGGCATTTACAACTGGCAGACCGGGATCATCCCGCCGGGACGGGCCGGCTAGCGCCCCATCGCGCGGATCTCGTCCGGGGACCGCCAGGCGGCCTCCGAAACAGGCGGCAACGGCGGCGGCATCTGCCACGGCCGCCCGGCGGAGAACCTGACACCACCGGAACCCCCACCCCCGCTGCTGCCCGTGACGGTGTTCACCCCGCCGAAGCCGACCGCTTCTCCTCGTCGCCCGCCAGAACCTCCGCCGCCGCCCGGCGGTTCGGCTCGCACGCTGATGTAGGACCGCTCACCGCGCACCACCTTCAGCGCGTCAATGGCGTCACTGATCCGGGCGGCGGGCTCGCCCCAGCGTTCCGACAGCACGCCGAGCGGCAGTTCCTGCTCGTCCGGGCTCAGCGCGGCTACGTGCTCCATTAGCACCTCGAACGGCATTCGCACGCCTCCATCCTGCCGCACCGAAGGAGGCGCCGATGTCCCTGTCCGTAACCGCCGCCAACGGGCTCCTGTCCCAGTGGGACACTGCTTACGCCTCATTCGCGTCACTGCACACCGCCTACTCCATCACCGGGGCCAGCGAGGTCACGGGCGGCTCTCCTGCCTACGCGCGGGTAGCGGTGACGTTCGCCTCCCCGTCGGGCGGGGCCATGAGCCTGTCCGGGGGGCCGTACTCGCTGAACGTGCCAGCGAGCACGACCGTGCAGTATGTCGGGTTCTGGAGCGCGGTGACGAGCGGGACGTTCGGGGGGATGTTCCCGGCGGGCAACGCCTCGGCGTTCGCCTTCACCGCCACGACGGCCTCGAGTACCTTCGTGGCCC